AAGCAATGCACTTTATGAAGATTGAGAACGAACTATTTTCAAGGAAGGATGTAATTGTAAGTGATGAAATTCTAATAAATGCTGGCAATAATATTATTGAAGCTATTAATCAGGTAAGCAATTGAATCTAAAAAAGGAGAGTAATTATCTTTATTTTAACAGATGACACAACTAGAAGTATCGTACTAATACAACAAGCTCATAAAAGGGCGGATAAGGGCTTTAATGATATTGTGGCACAATTATATGAACAAGAGTTTAAAAGGCAAGAGAAAGCAAAATATGAGCATATAAGGCAAGCTAAGGAGAAAGCAATTGAAGCTGAAAAACAAGCCGAAGTTGACAGAATCGCAAGAGAACGTTATGAGGAAACTGAACGAGGAAGTCAAGATGTTAGCGGAAAAGATGAAATGGCACAGAATGTAGTAACTAGTGATACTATTGGAAGTGATTGGTCTAGCGTAACCCCTGAAATAGCTGCTAATTATATGGCAAGTAAGACAGGAGTGAGCGCTAGTAAATGGCTTGATGTTATTTACAAGGAATCAAGCGGAAACCCTTATGCCTTAAATAGTTTATCGTGCTACGGACTACTTCAAATCATGCAAAGCGTACATGGGCAAGTATCTAATTTAAGTCCTCAAGAATACTTAGACAAAGCAGTAAGTATATACCAAGGTTCAGGTGGAACTGCATGGGCTACTTGGTAAAATATAAATAAAATCAAAAAATAGAAAGTAGGATATCTTCATTTACAAAAGAAAAACAGCTATAAAGCTGTCTTTTTTTATTTTGAAGTGTTAGCTTTCCCAAACTCATCATCTAATTCTTTTTGATAAACTACATCTGTGATGTCTGCTGTCTTTTGGAACGTCTCGAGTAAGCGCGCAGTTTTAACCCAGCGAATAGTTACACCGTCCGAAACATAAGCGCGTTTAGTATCCACAGTATTAAATAAAATCATTTTCTTTTTTCCTTTTCCTTTGTTTGAGTTATTACCATTGTTTTGCCCTGTAAGACGTTTATTAAGTTCTGCGATAAAGTATGAACGACAACTTTCTACCGTGCCACCATGAGCTTCTACGGAACGTCTAGGGCAACTTGTACTTGATAACTCTTGATGTAGCTTCACAGTATCATGATTAGGAGTCAGTCCCCACTGTTTCATATACTTAGCTACGTCATCTAGTACCGCTTGTTCATTTCTCAAGAACTGGGTTAAATCGCCTTCTGATTGGCACACTTCCCAACTTGCATAATTTGCATTACCGTATGAGTTAGCACAATGCCAAGCCATATTTGAGAAGTCAGAAGCCTGTAATCGTCCGTCAGAAGCAACATAGACATGAGCAAAGCCATTTGCTGGATCGTGATTAGGTAACCAGCCACTATAAAAACTAGTGTTAGCCCCATTTGAACCTGCATCATTATGAATTACAACCCCAGTAGGGTTATGCCCACGTACACCAGCATTAGTTATATTCATTCTTTTTTGTCCTCCGTTTGCTCTTCTTCAGTTTCAGGAATACTTACACCGTTCTTTTTGATAAGTTTAACTAAACCGTCGAACATAGGGCTGATTTTTGCAATCAAATAAATAAATTGACCCACAAAGTATAGCAAACCTACATTAATCACTGTTTTAGCGATATCAGAAGTTGAGGGTGTTTGTGTAAAGTAGAAGACTGCGTATAAAACCCACAGTGAGAAAATCACTGTTAAATCAATTACGAGTCTGCGCTCTAAAGGAGGGTTCATTGCTTCTCTATCTTTTACCCATGTAGCGAAAAGAATCGCTAAAATTAAGACAGTTATTAAAATCATTCTAGTTACCATTTTATGTTTTCTTTCTATTTTTATGCTGGGAATGAATCATCAGTGAAATATGTTACTGTTGCCCTGAAATTATTTCTTATTGGAACAGTATTTCCGCCATAAGTAATTGTTCCGTCAGAACTCAAATCAAAGAACGCATATGACTGACCTTGACACGTTACTTGGCAAGGGTATTGTGAACGTGGTCTAAAACCTTCAGGAATCTTTTCGTTCATCACTTTTCCTTGAGGGATTGCCCCAGCAATATTTGCCCCATAAATGCTTAAAGTAATTGCCTCTCCGATACGTTCAGCTGTTGCATTTATCCCATAGCCCATAGGGAAAGATTTTGTTGCGACTTTTCTAGTTAGAGTTCCGTCAATTCTTGCGTTACCGCTTAGTGTTACTTCATCTAAACTTGTTACTTGTTTCGGTTTTTCGGCTTTTATAACTCCTGTTCCGCTGGTTGTTCTAATATCTATCAAAACTTTCAGTACACCAGAACTATTATTTATATCGGTTCGGTTGCTATTATCTTTGGTTTCAGCCGATAAGCTGACAGGACTAGTAGTTTGAGTTAAGTCAATATTTGCATGGATATAATTGACAGAATTAGCATTTAGAGCTATCGTCTCATTCGATAGTTCAAAATATCTTCCTCCTGCTACAATGGAAGTATTAATGTATTGCACGTTTAGAGCTGTGTTAATTGGCTCATCCCAGTCTTTGCGCCTGATTGTTCCATAGTCCATTCCAGTCAACATCATATATAACTTTGCGTCATTATTAGAACCGACTGGAAACTCTGTACTGTTTGGACTAAAGAATGTAAAGTTTTTAATTGTCATTTTTAACCTTTCTTGAAATTATCTTCGCTTTATCTAAAACTGGGTTATCAGTAATTGATAGCTCTAACAATCTAAATTTTCTACCGCCATAAGGATAACCACCAATTGACACAAATTGACCGACTTCATACAAGAGCGTAGTTTCGATTCTAAGCGTGTTTTTGCTATTATAGTATACTTTACCTGACAAAGTTTCTAAGTGGTCTTTACGAAGCTCTCTGTACCCTGTGAAGCTATCTATTCTATATTTGTCGCCATAAGTAGCTACATACTCATATAACATTCGGTTTGTCCCCACTTTCTACAAAGATAAGTCTATCACTGAACTCTGTTTTAACTCTGTCTGCTATATAACCTGAATATAGTTTACCCTCGTACCAAATATCAACCAAGTCATTAACATACAAAGGCAATAGTTCATTTTGATTAAAGATTAACCTTGTGACGATTGTGGAGGGAGAAATTTCAGCTTTGATAGTAGACATATCAGGAGGGTTTCCGTGGTCATCTCTATCATAAAACAATGTTTTAGCTGTTCTTACATCTGGCAAGTCTGTTCCGTCTCCATGATAAGTGCTATAATCAATGACATCGCCGTTATTTTTTGCTGTGTACATTTTAGGAGGGTCTATGTAGTCGTCTGCTTCCTTATTTTTGATAAACACAACAGCGAAGTTATAAGCTGAACGCTCTACTATTGTTTCGGTTTCTACTGCCACCCTTTGCTTAAAGTCTACCCTTGTCGTGATTCTATTTCTGTTCCAACTCCTAGAAGCGAAGTTAATAAATAATAAGTTTCTAGGGTCTATTTCAGACGAAGCGTGTTGAATAGTTGTTGTCGGTTGAAATTGAACCTTAGAAAATATCCTTTTAGCTACGTCACGAGCTGATGAAGTTTCTGCTTTTCGGTTAATTGTAGCCTTACCAGCGAAAATACTTGAATTGAAAAAGTAGCCATAACTCATTAAATTATTCTTATTAGGGTCAATTAGATAGTCAATGATAGCGGAGTTTGTCGTTTTAGTTATTGCATTCGGAACATCAAGACTTTCAATCATTGCCCAAAAATAGTTCTTTAATGTAGCTTTGTTGCCTTCATCTACGCTTGTCACAAGATAAACCATATCTAAGTTTAAGTTTCTTTTTTTACCTAGAGTTTCCTCAATTGGAACAACTTCAGGAAAAAGAATTTGAACAATATCGCCAACTTCTACCGAAACGGTCAATGTAGCCGATGAAGTGTAAAGATAACCTGTTTCCCACAATTCATAGTTAATAACTTGACATCTTGCCTTTGGTATTGGTAGCCCTCTTTTGTCCTTTTTACCGTCAGGAAGATTAAAATCAGATATATTATAGTAGTTAGGGTTAAAGTTATCATAAACATTAGCTTCTAACATTAAACGAAGTCCGCCTTTCTCTTGATTTTAAACTCTGCCTTACTTAAATTGATTAGCTCCATTTGACCTTTTTCAATTATACGAGTTCTGT